AGCCGGCTATGTTCGTGAATACGCCTACGAATTAGCTCGTAAATATAAAGACTACCTTTTAGAGAGAGTAGAAGAAGCTCTTTGTTTAGAAGGTGTACGTGCTGCTCGTGTTATATCAGATACTATGTCTGATACTGGTGAAGTTCCTGGTGGACAACTTCGGTTATCTGCTGCACAACAGATTTTAGATCGTATTGGTGTCACTAAGCAAGAACGTATAAAATTAGATGTGGCTACTCCGAATGGAATTTTTATTCTACCCGCCAAGGACATTTCAAATGACACAGAAGACACGAACAAGAAGTAGTTCGACAATTCCTTTTGGATGGCGACAACATCCAGTTAACTCTAGTCTACTTGTTGAACATGTTGTTGAAACAGATGTTGTAGATTATATCAGAGAACGTCGTGCAAGTTTCAGTTTACGAGAACTCGCTACTGTAGTTAAGGCTCGTACTGGAAAAAATATAACTCCTCGTGGAATTCAAAAAATTCTAGATAGGAAGTACTAATGAGTCCCATTAAAAGATTAACTGAAAATGGGTGGTCCCTTGATAAAAGAATTCCACTTGCCTTAATCATCTTTCTCACAGTTCAGGCTGGTACAGCTATTGCTGCTGCGGCCACTGTGTGGGAACGTGTTAATGATCTTGAGGAGTATAGACTTGAACACACTCAAGAAACTAAAGAACAAAAAATGCCTGAGCGTATGGCGGTAATTGAAACCATCCTACGTCGCATTGATAACAAATTGCAAGGAAACTAAAATGGGTACAACAAACGTAAACAAGAATAAGCTTGTTTTAAAGGTTGACTCTGCTGGTACTCTTTTAACCCCTACCAATGCAGAGCTTAACCAAGCCGCTGATAATAGTGATAAAGTCGCTGCTGGTAGCACAACTGCAAACTTGGCTAACTGGGGTGTTTCCACTCTAGGGTCAACCGGTGCTACTTTTACACTCACTGCACCAGTTGCTGGCGTAGAAAAAGAACTATTAGCTACGAGTACAAGTGTTCAGAATGTAGATAGTGGTTCCACTACCGTTACATTCAATGGTACTACAGGTATTCGTCTTGTTTTAAATAACAGCAATGAAGGCGTTGCCCTTCGTGGTTTGAGTACTACTCGCTGGTTTATTGTTAGTAATACTAATAGTGTTGCTGTCTCAACTGGTGCCTAACTTTAAAGGTCCTATATGAAAAAGAAGCTCGCTATTGTTGGAACCGCACCCTCTAGTATGGGTTTGGCTCCTTTTGATGATCCTGAATGGGATATCTGGAGTCTCACAGTTTTATATGATAAAATTCCACGATGGACACACTGGTATGAACTACATGATGTAGAAAATATTATCAGTATGGCCAAGAAAGAACCACAAAAGTTTGGTGGTTATATAGAGTTTCTAAAATCAATAGGCCCTAAGGTGACCATTGCTCGCCCTCATCCTGAACTACCAGAAGCCACAATCTTTCCTAAAGATGAAGCTTTGGAACGTTTTGGACGAGGAGCATTTACCAGTTCTATATCCTGGATGATGGCTAAAGCCATTATGGAAGGATATGAAGAGATTGGTTTATGGGGCATTGATATGGTGGCCCAGGAAGAATACGCTTGGCAACGTCCGGGCTGTTATTATTTTTTGGGAGTCTGTAAAGGACAAGGTATTAAAACACACCTTCCTCTTGAATCAGACCTCATGAAAGTCCATAAACTTTATTGTTTTGAAGACGATAACGAATTACGTCTGTTGAGTATTGTTCGTCAAAAAGAAATTCAGCAACGAATTGATATGGCAAAAAATCAACAAAGAGTTGCTACAGAAGAGATGCAATATCTCACAGGTGCTTTGGATGATTTGAACTATTTCTTACGTAACCACTTTTAATGTCTGAGCAAAAACCAAAACGTAATTATCACTATAGTTCAGCACAAAAGGCTAAAATTGCCGCTAATCGTGCAGCAAAAGCAGCCAAGAAAAAGGCAGAACTAGAAGCTAGGAAATTAAGAGGCGCTCAAGCAAGAGCAGCCCAGGCAAAAGTTAAATCTAAAGAGCGTGCCAAGGTTGCTACTGAGATTACTAAGAAGTTAGCTGGTACTAGTAAAGAAAAAAGTAATATTCTTACAGGAGAAGAGTTACAAAAAGCTCCTGTAGCCATTCAGAAGATTGTAGAAAAAGAAGAAAAAGAGGTTATTTTCCGACCTCATCCAGGTCCTCAGACAGCCTTCTTATCTGCATCGGAAACTGAAGTACTATATGGTGGTGCAGCAGGTGGTGGCAAATCTTACGCTATGTTGGTAGACCCACTACGATTTGCACATAATCCTAACCACAGGGCACTACTTTTAAGAAAAAGTATGCCAGAGCTTTTAGAGCTTATTGACAAATCTCGTCAATTGTATCCTAAAGCTTTTCCAGGTGCCAGATTCCGTGAAGTAGAAAAACGATGGATATTTCCATCAGGTGCCACACTACAGTTTAGTTTCGTAGATACTGATCCAGATGTACACCGTTTTCAGGGACAAGCCTTTACTTGGATTGGTATTGATGAGATTACTCACTACTCTACTCCTTATGTATGGGACTATTTACGAAGTCGTTTACGACGTACAGATTTAAGTATCACCCCCTACATGAGATGTACAGCCAACCCCGGAGGTCTTGGAGGTTGGTGGGTTAAGAAGATGTTCACTGATCCTGCGCCTTGGGGAGACTCTTTCTGGGCAAAAGATATAGAAACAGGGGATACCTTAAGATATCCAGATAGTGAGTATATTGCAGCAGAACTCAGAGGTAGACCTACCTTTAAAAGAAGGTTCATTCCTGCAAAACTAACTGATAACCCTTCTCTTATGCAGTCTCCAGAGTATATGGCCATGTTGGCTTCGCTCCCAGAGACACAAAGGAAAAGACTTCTTGAAGGAGATTGGGATATCGCAGATGATTGCGCTTTCCCAGAATTTGATAAACAAATTCATGTTGTACCCAACTTAAAACTTCCCTCAGGTGTCTTCCGGTTTAGAGCATGTGATTATGGTTACGTAGCCCCTTCTGCAGTATTGTGGTTTGGCATTGATTATGACGGTACACTGTATATTTACCGGGAGCTTTACCAAAAAGGACTAGATGCTGCTGATCTTGCCCAAGAGATCATTGAGATCGAAGCAAACGAGCCAAGACCTCTTGTAGGGGTATTAGATACCGAAAGTTGGGCACAGAGAGGTCAGGTTGGCCCCAGTATAGCCGAAGTGATGATGTCTTGGGGGGTAAGGTGGGTAAAAGCCGACAAAGGCCCTGGCAGCCGTTTAAATGGAAAGGCCGAAGTTCACAGAAGACTGGCCATAGATACAATTACAGAACGTCCTGGTATTATCATCTCAGGAAACTGTAAGAACCTAATTAGAACTTTACCAATGCTTCCTCTTGATCCCCACAAACCGGAAGATGTTGATACGAAATTTAAGGAAGACCATTTGTATGATGCTTTGAGATATGGTGTGATGAGTCGTATGGTCCGACAGAATGCTCACCCACAAGAACAAGCATATGTACAAAAGGCTGAAGAATATCAGCCACTCGATTCTACATTTGGATATTAAACAAAGGAAAGAAAATGCCTATTCACAAAAACATGAAGCCTGTTGAAGGTTCTCAGAAGGCTGGCACCTTTAATCCTGATACTGGTCCTGATATGGATCATCGTTACACTGAAGCCAAAAAGTCTGGTGGGTTTGCTGATGCTGGCATGTACCCTCTGAATGAGAATTTTGGTAAGTCAGGTAAGGGTGGTCGCATGGCCCCTACGTACAAGGAAAAGGAAGCCAACTTTACTACAGATGCAGACATGGGTCTAATTAAGAACCATGGTAAAAAAGGTCCCTACGGTAAGTAAGGCGCATTAAATGGCTGAATTCCCTGAAGTAGTTTCTGACGCTCAAGCCGAGAAAGAAGATAAGAAAACTCATGAAGAGTGGACTGGTCTTCCTGGTTGGATTCTTCAGAAATTCTTTGAAGCTGAGCATTCTCGTTTAGACGATGAACAACGGTGGTTAGATGCTTTCCGTGATTTCCGTGGAGAGTTTCAAACTCACAAGAGACTTCGTGACACCGAGAAATCTCGTGTCTTTATTAAGATTCCCAAGACCAAAACTCTTGCAGCCTACGGTCAGCTAGTTGAGGTTGTCTTTGCGGGCAATAAATTCCCCATTGGCATTGACCCAACTGAAGAACCATTAGGCATTGCAGAAAAAGCCCATTTAGACCCTGAAGGTACTGGAGCAACAGACCAGATTCCAGATGAGTTGAATGTTGGTTTCCAAGGAGACGGTTTTGATACTGCAGAAGATTCGGTCCTACGTGGACTTGCTACTAAATACCTAGGTAAAGTCTTTAAACCTGGGGCCTCAACTGATCCTAAGGTTCCCACCATTGAGCCTGCACGCGAAGCTGCAGACAACATGGAAAAGACCATTAGGGACCAGTTAACAGAATCAGGTGCCCGTAAAGAACTACGTAGTGCTTTATTTGAGGCTGCTCTATACGGTACAGGGATTGTCAAAGGTCCTTTCAATTATGACAAGACCATCCATAGATGGAACATTGATACTCCTGAAGATGAAGAAGAGTTTGAACTTAAACGTAAATACTCACCAGAAACTACTACGGTTCCTAAGCTTGAACATGTGTCCATATGGAACTTCTACCCTGATCCTAATGCAGACTTTATTGAAGACT